TGCCCCAGTAGTATCACCTTCTGGTATAGGGGTAACTATATAGGGTTGGTTACTGCTTCCACCACCTTGTTTATCTCTACCAAAGCGTAAAGATTTTAGGTCTGTTGTAAGATCTAAAAGAGAAGGCATATATAGATATTAAAATGATGCTCCAGGAGGGAGATTATTTTCGTATCTATTTACTGGTTTTTGATATTGTTCGCTAGCTAAACCTTGCTGAGAAGTAGGTGGGGTAGAATATCCCGTAGCACCTGCTCCAAAATTATTATAAGCAGGAGTATTACTATTAGGGTTACCAATATTAGAATACTCATTATGAAGTGTTGAATTACCTACAATACTTACACTATCCGGAGTAACGCCATTTGCTGGTGAAACTGGAACTGCTAAAGGTGAGCCATTTTGATCGAACATTTGTTCAAGTGAATTAGCCATAATTATTAGTTTTTTATTGTTGTTTATTATAAATATTGAAAATTAAAGTTAATTCGACATTGTACGATAATTAGATGATAAAGCGTTTCCTACTTTTTGTCCATCTAAATAAACATCACCATTTCTATTAACTAGTTCTCTAAGAAGAGATACTACTTCATCATTATTATTTCCTCCTTCTCCTAATTTAGTACCACCAGCCATTACTAATGTATCCTTAGGATGTGTTTTAATTACAAAATCATCCATTTTAAACTCAGAAAACTTTTTTCCTTCATCTTCAAGTTCTTCTTGAGATTTTAAACCTGAGAGTGCTATGCCAAAAAGAGATTTACCACTTTCTAAAGTAAAAACAAGTCTTTCAAACATATTAACTGCTTTATTTAAAACATCTCCAGTAAATAAATCACTAAAAATTTCTTGCATTCTAGTAAGGAGTAGATTAAATTTTGCTTGAGCATCAACTGCTTGAGTAGCTGCTTTTAATGATTTACCATCTATTATACCTTGTGTAATACCTGCTTTTCTTCTTTCAATTGCAGCTGCTGTTGCAAGATCGCCTTTTTCTTTGGCTAATCTAATTTCTTCATCTAGTCTTTTTATTTCAGACCCTGCTGTTTGTTCAATTAATTTTTGTTTATATAAAGAATCTGCTAATTCACCAGCTTGCATTCCTAAACTTTTAGCTATCGCTTCTTGTTGGATACGATTCATACTGCTGAATTTCTCTGCAGTAATACCTTGTTTAGCTATTTCTTGAGTTAAACCTGCAATATCATTATTTAAAGCAAAAGTTCTTGCTTTTTCTAAATTTAATTGTTTACCTGTTAATAATTCAGCCTCCATTTCAGCTGAGATAGATGATTCAAAATCTAATAAAGAACCTCCTATGTTTTCAATTTGGGCTAATGATAAACCTAAACGATTAGCATTTAAAACAGTTTTAGCTAATTCTGCAGTACCTCCTTTAAAATTTAATCTAGTTAATTTACTTGTACCTGCAATTTCTTTAAAAATTGTAGCACTATCAGCTAGTAATCCTGTTTGGTTTTTGAATGCTGCTACTTGATCATATACAGCATCTGAACCTTCTTCAGCTCGTTCAGTATTTACAGCAAATAAACCTTGTAACTGATTTGCTTCGTCTGTAGAGAGTCCTAGTTGTTTTGTTAATTCAAGTTGAGTTTGTAATTGATCATTTGATGAAGCTGCTATAAACCCAGATAAATTAGATAATTGAGTAAATGCTTGAACTAAATTTTCAGTAGTTGCATAAACACTATCTATACTTGTTTTTGATTGTGTTAAACTATCCCTAAGTGCCGCAGCTTGATTAAATGATACACCAAAATTTCTACCTAACTTAGTTACCTGAACGTTAGCTTTGACCATTATGTCAAAGATCATTTGAACTGCCTTAGCAATAATTCCTACATATCCACCAGATTTTAAGAAATTTGCTGCTCCAGAAGCTGCTGATTTAGCAAATCCTTTAGCTCCAGCACCTAATACACTCATTTTTTTAGTTGATGTAGTGTTAGCTAATACAGTTTTTCGAGCAGCTGCAGCAGCATCTTCAAAAGGTCCTGAAAGTTTTCGTAATCCTGGAATGTCTTTAACTACTTCTGAGATTCCGCTAAAAAAGGATGTTCTAGCATCTAATTTAGCAGCCTCATCTGCTATTTCTCCATAAGCATCAGCAAGAGCATTAGCACTTTCTGCTTGATCAAAAAGTATTTGAGCTCTTTCTTTATCTTTTCTTAAGGATGATTTTGCAAATATTGCTGCTTGTGCCTGTAGGTTTTTAGCTTGGTTTAGGTTTTTATTTTGTTCTTTAACAGCCTTTGCTGTACCTGCTGATGATTCTTTTATTTCTTTTTGAATTCCAGCAAAATCATTTGCTGATTTAGCTAAACTATCAATACCTTTACCTGCTTCAGCTAGGGCGTCAGTAACTCCTTTAGCTTCTTTATTAGCTGCTTTTAAAGCAGCTTTAGCACCCTCGGCTGCAATGTTAATTGCTTGTACATTTTTTACATTATCATCTCCTAAAGCCATGGATATAGTGTTTTATTATAAATATTAAAAAATATTATTTTTTGGCTGCTTTAGTAACGTATGATGGAGGTGAAATTTTTCTATTTTTAGAAGCAGCTGCTTTAGTTTCTTCATTAGCTAATTCACCCTTATTAGGTTGGTTAGCCTTATTAGCCTTATCAAAATGATCTTGAATTTTTTTAAAAGTAAATTTCCTTAACCAAATAGGCATATTATATATGGTATCATAATCGTACCCTCCATTACCATGAAAAACTATTTCATGAATCATAGAAAATATACTTACTCGTACTTTAGGTGCTATCTCAGAGGTCAGGCCAAAAAAAGTTTAGGTTGATGGGGACATCAACCACCTCCTTTCTGCCATTTACATCTACAGTAGTAGATAAGTTAACATCCGGAGAAATTTCTTTGATATATAATCTCAATGCTCTGGAATCTGAAGCTAATAGTATAGTATCTACAAATTCTCTTACATCGGTCTTTTTGGAAGAACCATTTATAGAAACTATTTGGTGTTTTAAACGTGTGGTCACATCAGAAGAAGAATTTTTATTAATTTTTTGTAAACCTTCTATTTCTTGAGTGATTTTTTCTTCATCTAAATCTGTTAGTAATTTAAACTCTACTTCATTTTCAGATGCTGGTAGGGTAAATTTAAAAGTACCATCAGGTGTAATTAAAGACTCATCAAATGTTTTATTTTCTAATACTGATAAATCTATATTATAATCTGTATTATTCATTGTAAATGAGTATTCTTTACCATAACCCAGAACACGTGATGCTACCATTAAAGCATTTTTATCTCCAGGAAATAAAGTTTTAATGTCAAATTTATTAAGAGTTAAAGCTTTAAGAAGTTTATCTAAAACTACACCTTGTTCAATAAAGGCTTGATTAGTAAGAATATCTTCTTCTTTAGCAGTCATGTATTTCATTTCTACTTTTCCACTACGAAGAGGGCTATCAGGGGGATAAATTAAACCTTTTGAAGGTAATTCTACCGTTTCGGTAGGGAACTTATATTCACTCATAAATTTTTATTTATTTAAAACTATTTTTTTTCATATATAAATATTGCAAGAATAAATTCTTCAATAAGTAATTATTAATATTGGCGGCCTTGTTGACGGTACATATCAAAATCTTTATAAATTTTTGATTCTAATTGGTTAACCCTTAAATTAGTTTGAGAAATAATATTTTTTTCTTTTTCAGAAATTTGTTTTTCGTTTTCAGCAATTTTATTTAACATTGTTGTAAATGAATGCAAATGGTCTTTTTTAAAATCTTCTAACTCACGTTTTAAAGTTTCATTTTGATTTTTAGTATCTCTAGCCATTTTAAGAAAAACAGCAAATAAAACAACAATTAACATATCAATTGCAGCAATTATTTCTATAGTATAAGGCATCATCTATATTAGTATAATATATTAATGTAAAAAAAAAGCTCGGCATAGCCAAGCTTTCTTTAAAAATATTTAAATTTACTTTAGAAGTTCAATACACAATAATCCATACCAATAGACATAGTTATTTCTTGTACTGTTTCACCTTCATCCCAGTTTAAATCTGCAAAGTTAGCACTTTTAATAAATGCTCCTTTAAGAATCCATTCTGATACGATATCACCTACAGGTCCTAAAACATCTACAGTTAAGTCTTTCTTATAGAAATCACTATATCCATCTCTACCTGTTACTGATTCGTGGTGTAGACGTAACCACTCCATAGTTGCTTGAGCGCCTGAAGGAGTAATTGGGTCAAATAAAGTCATATCAACATCATTCCAAACTAATCTACCTTTAATCTTACGGTAAACATTAATATGGTTCATTGTTATTTCGTTCTGCTGAAATCCAAGACCTGATAGGCCTTTAATCATAAAGCTTGGGATACCATCAACGTATAGGATAAACCTATTAGCCTGTTTCGGTTCGAAGGCTGTGAAGAAAATTTCATTTGGATCAATTACTGGCATTGCTGTGTTGTTTATTTATTATAAATATTCAAATAATTAGTTTTTTAACTTGGGAACGTAGCTCCTGTAGGCAAGATGTTGAAATCTAAGTAAATAAATTCAGCTGTCTTAGTTGGTTGTAAGTAAATTTGACCAATTAATTGGTTTCTATCAATTACATCTGGAGTATTGTTACTAGAATCCATTACAACTTTAAACGCGTATAAACCTTGTCTCTGTTGTACTGATTCCAAATATGGGTTAACTGCTGCTAAGAAATTGTTTCTTGTAGCAATAGTATTTTGATCAAATACTAAACCTAATGCTATTTGAGAAATGTATGATTTAAGTGCTATTAATAATCTACGAACATTTACGCGATCAAGAGCAGATGCTCTTCTTTGTAGCGTTTTCTGACCGTATACTACAACTCCTGTTCCAGGGAATGTAGCAATTGGATTAATGTTTCCTTCATATAAGGTATCTCTGTTAGTTGAAGATACTTTTCTTTCCGCGGTAATTACCGTGGCTAATCCTCCTCTGTTGATACCCGCTGGAGCAAACCATGGCTCGCTTACACTGTCGTTATATGCGTAAACTCCCGGTATCATTGTTGATGCTGGTACCCATACATTTTTATTAGCGAAAGCATCTCTAATTCTAACCCATGGCCAATAAGTAGTAGCATATGAACTATTTAAATTAGCTGCTTGAGTTACTGTATTATTAATAGTTGAACCCCAAGCTACTAAGTCTAGTACGTAAATATTATCCCCTCTTACTTGAGTATTATTAATAATAGTAGTTACTTGAGATGAGTAATCATCGTAATAAATACCTGGTGTTGCTATGGCGTTGAAGCTAAAATCATCTTGATTAGATAATAAACTAATCATGTTATTATAATCTTTTGCTACTAAACCTTGAGTATTTGTAGCATTAATTGCATTATAATAATTATTACCTCCTGCAAGGGCTGTGAAATTACTACCTGTAGCACTACCAAATGCACCTCCTTCAGAACCTGAATTTAAAGAAGGGATTGATTGAGTAAATTGTGGGCGAGCATTTCCAGCATTATCAAAGAAATTATAAGTAGGTCTATCTACTGATTTTATTCTAATATATCTTGAGTTATTAGGATGTGAACCCGAGATTCTAATATAATTTTCTGTTGCGTTGTAAGTTCGTGTTTGGTCACCTATTACTGCAGAAATGTAATTCGGTTGAGTTTCATCTAAAGAAAGATTAGGGAAAGTTTCTAATACTACTTTATTAACATTATTATCATCACCTCTTCTAATTACTAGAGAAAATAAACCAGATGATGTATTACTAGTAGCTACTTCCCATCTAATATTGTCTACTGAACCTGTAGATAAAGCATCATTAGCTAATAAAGATCCGGAATTATTAAATTCTTCACCTTTATATAAGGTCTCAATAGTTACTGAGGATGTATAATAAGAACCAGTTCCAAACCCTGTTGCTCCTGGGTTAAGTACACTAGAAGTTAATACCGAACCACCATTAAAACTATGAGATATGTAGGTTCCAACAGAAGCTGAAGCATAAGTCCAAAGTGAAGCACTTCGTACTGTTCTTGCTACTGTAAGTGAAGTACCTCCGTTAGCAAAATAATTTTGAGCTGCTAGAGTAGTTAAGGGAGTATAAGTTCCACTACCACTTTGTAATGTAGTACCAAAACGACTAGAGTAGTCACTAAAAGTAGTTACAAGTACAGGATCTTCAACGGGGCCTTTAACTGTTGGACCTATAAGTGCCGCACCTAATGTGACGGGTTGTTGGGTTACGAATGACTGGTCGTTTTCATTTGCTAATACGCCAGGGGATACTAAAATTTCTGCCATTTCCTAGGAGATTAATATTTTGATTATAAATATTGGAAAAAATATTAAAAATTAACTTTGTTTTATAAATTCTCCTGTACTAGTATCAATAGAACCTTCACCGTATTTATCTTGTAAAGATTTAGCTAATTTTTCTTTTTCCACTTGAAGGGGATCAATTGAATCCTTTAATTCCTTCTTTTGTTTAAGCAAAATTTGTAATTGATATTCTAAAGTACCGAGTTGAGATATAAACTTTTCTTCTTTTGTTTGTAAATCAGTTATTGTTTTTATCTCTTCTTTTGTTAAAAACACTTTTTCCATGATGATAAATATTATAAGGGTTATTTAAGATTTATTTGTTGTTTTATTTGATTAAGCACTTGGATAGGAGTTATAGATTTTTGACATATATGTTGTTTATCAGTTCCTTTCCATATAGGACACCAATTCCAGTCTCCAGCATCAAAACTAAAATTAGGATTAACCCAACAAGAATTACATACGGATTCATTACGAACTCTAGATACTTTAGTTTGAAATTCATGTTCTTTAGAAGTAAAATTGTTTATCATTAAAGTTTTTTTACCTAAAGCCCAATTAAACCAAGCTAATCCTGAGCTTAAACCTATAAATAAATTTGCATGATGTAAAATATTAGCTATTACATCGAAAGATTGATTCCAATATCTGATTGCTTGAGGATAGGAAAGTTCATTTTTACTTAAAACTACTACTTGATACCCCATTTGATTTAATAATTTAATTAAAATTTCCCAATTTCCTCGAGGCCATTCTTTACAACCAGCTGTTGATTCAGGTCCTATAACTATATATTTACCCTTAATTAATCTATCTTTTTTTGGAAAATCTAATCCGTAATTTAATTCTTTAAATTCTAAACCTAAAATATCAGTAGCTGTTTGTTGTAATGGATTTAAATTAACTTGATTTGGATGACCATCTTTATTATTAAAAAATTGTTTTTCATCTCTAAACCAACCTATTTTGTAAATAGTTTTACAAGGTAATTGTGTTCCTGGTTCTATAAACTCAATATCTTTATAAGCTGGGAGATTTTTAAACCATGAATTATAGAAAGTAGATAGACTAATTTTACAATTATGTTTTTTAGCAAATTCTACTACATATGGGGTCCATGCTATAGTATCACCTATAGAACTTGATTCTAATCCAATAACAACATGCTCATTTGTTAAATCTAACTTATCTACTATTTTTCCATTAATTTTTATAACCCAAGGAATATAATATTTTCTACTACACGAAGTCCACATATTATTAGTCATATTAGCACTATGAACTACTTCATTAGTATCCCCATTTATAAATTCTATAAAATAATCTTCTACATTATCCCCATTAATTTCAACTTTAGGACCATCAGTATATGTTATAATAACATCATTAGGTTGAGAAATTACAGATACATGATTTTCTAAAAAATTTCGTAAAGTGTTATTACCAATATTAGCTATATGATCCCAATTAAAATTTTTATGAATTGATTTAGATTCTTCTAAAGCTCGTTTTTTATGATTAGAATAATTTTTAAAAGCATCACGCATTACAAGTGATAAATCTTCAAAATCAGGTTCTGGATAATTACCTGGAAGATCACTCATCGTATAACGACCATAGTTATTACTATTTGCTAATTTTTCTCCTACTATTTTTACAGGTAAACCTTTACCTTCAGCAAATTCCATTTGTCCTGATCCTGCTGAGTAAATAGAGGGTGTTCCACAAGCCATAGCTTCAATTAAAGGTAAATTCCATCCTTCACTACGAGCACATGATAAAAATACATGACCATTTTTTATATATGTTATATAATCTTCTCTTGAGGGAAAATGTTTAATTTTAATTCTATCGTCTACTAAACCATAATAAGCTAATCTTTCTTCTGTAGTTTTAAAACCATCCATTTTTTCACCCCACATATTATCAATAGATAAAATAAGATCAATAGGTTCTTCAGGGGAAAAAGTTTTAAGGAATGTTTGAATAATTTCTTTAGTAGATTTTCTATAATCCCAACGACCAAATAAAATAAATTTAAATCGATCATCTACATAATCTAATGTTGGTGAAAATAATTCTGGGTAGAATGTTTTAGTATCTACACCTTCAGGAACTATTTTTACTTTATTAGGATCTGCTCCTTGGGCTATAGTACATTTAGCTTGCCATTTAGAAGGAACCCAAATTTGATCATATTTTAATAATCGTTGAAAAAAACTTTCCGGTTGTAATGTAGTTTCCCAAACATTATACGCAATTTTAGGACCTTCATAAGATTCATAAAAATAATAATGATTAGTTTCACTTAAAACTAAATTTACATTATGATCAAAATTATTTGGGTGATGTGAGTATATAGAATGATTATATAATACATTATTATCTTCTTGTAAAGTTTGTTCACATAATAATTTTTTATCTAAATCATTTAAATATGGTTCTTCATTATGAGGTTCATCACTTAATCCTTTCCATTGCCCCCCTATAGTAAAGTTTCTAACTTTAAGATCAATATGTTTAGAAAGATGTCTAAAAAAATCTCTAGTATGATTATTATACCCTGTGGTTCCTACATAAGAAGCATGGGCATATACTTTTGGATTTTTCATATTATTTACTAACTTTTAGCAATTATATAATTTAAAACTTGTTCTTCTTGATAATATTTTCTTGTAAAAGTTTGATTTTGATATTGTTGAGAATGACCTAATTCTTCATCCCAATTCCAATCTATTTTACCTAATTCTAAAATACGATCATGTATTGGGGAATCATAATAATCTCGTATTAATCTTGCGCGTCTATTTATGTCTTTACTGTTATTATCTACAGTACTATTGCCATCATTATACTGTAAGTATAACATTTTTTGTACGTGAATAATCCGCGTATTTAAAAATGTACGTACTATTAATTCATAATCATCGGCTACTGGGAGGTTTTTATTATGACCTTTTATTGCTTTATAAACTTCGGCTTTCCACATTCTTGCATGATTAGGCATAGAAATATTAAACCTAATAGTTAAAGGATTTATTTCAGGATAGTGATGGTTTAAAAAAGATTTATTATCTGCTTCTACCCAAGTATGACCAGCATACCCAAAATCAAATGGATTTTCAGGATGGGCGTACCAATCTTCACCTATATAACCATAAAATTTCATTTCACCATTTTCATATAATTCACATACATCAGTATATATAAAACCAGCATCTGGGTGTTTTAAAGAAGCTTTATAACAATCTTCTAAACAAGTACTTATTAAAGCATCATCATGGTCTAATTCAACTAACCAAGTACCTTCACATAAAGAAGCTGCTCTATTTTTTGCTAATCCTACGTTACCTCCTGTTATGGGATTTAGTTTAAAAGGTTTTATTCTATAATCTTGTTTAGCTAGTTCAGTTATAATATCCCAAGTTTCATTATCTGGGGAATCATCTAAAATAACCCATTCCCAGTTTCCGTAAGTTTGATTTTTTACACTTTCATAAGTTCTTTTAATTTTTTCTCCTGTTTTATAAGTAGGAGTAAATATTGAAAAGAAAGGTGAAATGTTTTTACAAATAGTAAATGTAGATTGACATACAATATCATTTGCTAAAATATTGTTAGGAGGAAAATCAGTTGGGTATATAAGAGTTTTAGAGCTTAAATATTCATCCTCTAATATAATCTTACTATTATTTAAGTAAATAATTAAATCAGGGGTATATTGAGCAAAATCTTGTTCTATATTATGATTATAAGGTAAAGAATGAATTATAACTTCTTCATGTAAATTTTCTTCAAAATAAATATCAGATGTTAATGGAAATGTACCTTTTTGTTCTAACCCATAAATTATAGCACTTGGTTTTTTTGTTTTAAGCATTAAAATTTAGTGTTAAAAAAGAAAGTTTGGAATAATCTACCATTAGAAATATTATCACCAAAATATACTAAAGATTGATGAAACATATCAGCTCTATATAATATTAATCTATTATATTTATTTGAAATTTCATCTGTCATTTCCCATTTACTATAATCTTGAGAATCTTCACCTAACTTATTTAACATTTCCATATCATAAGTACCATCTTCTTTTATAGGAGCTTCAGTAATACCTGTTTCTTTATGTTTAAAGAATCCAGTCCCTCCTGATGGTGGAGCATTAGGAGTTAAATAACAAATACCTGCCCAATTTGATGTTTGATCGGCATGAATCCAACTTTTATCATGTTTAGTAGTATATTGGTAAGCTCCTGAATATTCACCACCCCACCAAGTAATTTCTCCTGCATGAGGTAAAAGAATATTTTGTATTACTTCTTGAACTGATTCATTTAAGAATGATACAGTTCTATGACCTGGGTAATTACCTGTTACATCAAAAGATTGTTGTAGGGCATATTGTCTAACGTCATCTACATTAGTATAAAAATCATCTACAGTTATTAGGGATACTCTCATTTTAATTTATTTATAATGTTCTCCACCTATCCATAAGACTAGGCTTTTTCTTGTTCCTTTAGTTACAGGAGTTATTCTATGCATTGTAAAACTAGGGAAAAAAGTTGATACTCCTTTACCTCTAGGCATAATATGATAGCCACTACCTGACCATAATTCTAAGTCTCCCCCTTCGTATTCATCGGAATCTGAAAGTTGAATTGTTACTGAAACTTTTCTATGGGATATATTTTGAGGTCCTATATCAACATGCCAATCATAATGACCTCCTCCTTCATAGTACTCTGTATATTGGATTGAAT